GTGGAACCAGGCAACTGAGCGGCGCGACACATGAAGTTATACTTAATACCTGCTGTGCCGAGAAGATTGCCAAGAAAAGGTAGTTCGCAGTTGAACAGGTTTGGGCGGGCGCCGTCACCTGTCATCTGTGATCTGAATTCTTGTACGTTAAATGAAGCCATTTTAATTTACTCCTTTTGAATATTTATTATGCATCAATGATTAGAAGCGGCCAACAACTTCTTCGAAGGCTACACCAGTTCTTACAGCTATAAAGTTCAACTGGATAAAGTTGATGCTTCTAGCTGGCTTGATGTAAATGTCGCCAACAAATTCGTTACGGTCGATTACTTCAGGAGTATTGTTTGTTTCGTCGCAAACTACACGGAAGTCAAAGATACCACGACGACCCTGTACATCGCGTAGGTATGGTTCAATTAGAGCAACAAACTGTGCGCGTGTAAACTCATCGTTGAACTCAAACAAGCTGTACTTAGCAGCACGGGCAATTGCCTTTTCGAGAACAATGAAGAGACGGCGAACGTTGATACGATCAAATGCTGATGGTTTACTCAACATTGTCTTGTCGCCGTAAAGAACAGTTCCTTCGCCACGGAATGTAACGATAGGATTAATACCGTTCTTGTATAGTTCGTCGCGGTCTGTCTTGTCTGGATTGAAAGACAACTTAACAATATTTTTAAGTTGACCACGATTAAATCCTGCTGGTGAGTACCATGGATCACGTTCAAAGTCTGTTCTTACGCAAAGACCAGCAATATCACCGTTCAATGGTACCCAACGGTATACATTGTTATACTTGTCGAACTGATACTTCCAAGAAGAATCCATTACAGCATAAGATGTTGAACGATTTAAAGCATTATTTCTATAGTTTATTACTTTTTCAGCCGTTGCTGTAACTGATGAATTGCTTACACCATTTGCTCTGTCTGGTGAACAGAATACAATACAATCTTTACGATATTCGGCAAGATTGTCGATGCAATATCTAGCAACATTTGCGCTGGCACCGCCTGTGATAACTAGAGAAATATCAACTTCTTCTGCGTTTGAGAAACGATCATAACCTGCAATAAGATCACTATCGCTTACTGTACCAATTGTACCGCCTGAAAGTGATACTGTATATGAAGATGCGCCCTGTGAGAATGTAGTGCCTACAGCAGAACTTCCCCAGTTTACGGAATCTGTCGCATTAGATGAAGGATCTTGTGCGTGATTAATTATATAAACATATTTTGAACGATCATTAATTACATTAACATAATAGTTTGAAGAACCTTCAGATGTAATAGCATCTGATGCTTTTGATACAAATGCAAACTTTTCAAGAATTGTATTTGCCACACCTGTAAATTTACCATCTTCATCGATAACGATTAAGTGAAGTTCATCTCCTGTACCACCAACAGAGGCAGCATATGTGGAAGTATTTGGCGCACTATCAAACTGTTCAGCATACGTCCAAGCTGCTACGTTCCATGCAGAGCGTGACTTGTATGCTGTGTCTGCATACATAGAAACTTTTAAGCTGTTTCCTATGTCACCAGCATATCTAGCTGCAAACATACCAGCAGAGTTAGCTGCTTCCATATCGATATAGTTAGTTGTGTAATCATCGGTATTTTTAATTAAAATACCGTTACCAATAGAAGCATTCTTAGCTTGAGATGTGCTTGCTGCACGAACAATCTTAAGGTTACGAGCATAAGCTAAGAAGTTGGCTGCTGTAAAAAATTCAGTGAAGTTATTGTTATTTGGCTTACCAAAAGTATCTACCAACTCAACTTCGGAAGAAATCGTGCGGATTTCTTCTAGTGGTCCCCAGATAAAGTTACCTACGAAAGCGCCTTCGGTTGTGCCTACGGCTGGGACAATAGTTGTTAAGTCAATTTCAGATACATTTACGCCTGGTGACAATTGAAATGGCATATTGTTTCTCCTTTACAAGAATTATAATTCATTCTTTACATTATTTAGAAAAACGAGTATTTATAGCTTATTAGACCAGTTTAGATCGTCAAAAGGATATGTCCTACCACGATCTTCAATCCAAAGATCACCAGAAGCATCTTTTTCGTTTGGATTATCTATTCCATTATCTATAATACCAAAAGGTACCATATCTTGATCCATAACGTCAAATAACTCTTTTTGGAGGGCTTGTCTAATGTCGTTCTGGATATTTTCCTTAAAGTATCTTTGACCTGTCAGCCAGCCAAAATGAACCAGCGTCATAGCCAAATCGTCGTTATTACCCTCTTCGGCCTTAAATGTTTGTTTGTCGGCCGAGAAGGTAGTCAATTCCATAATAGTCTGTTCGTCATTTATGAGAAGCTTGTCGCTCTCAACCAAAGTTTTGAGATTGGTACAACCTATCATCTTCGTCTGCTTTGACGTTTTTAGACCAAAAGCAATTTTCTTCTTGAAACCAGGTGATTGTGTTTGTCCCTGCTTACCTTTGGTTTCAATCTTGATTAGGTTATCATATGCAAAGTCATTATGAATAATATCTGAAACTTGCAGACCGATAGAATTAATTTCCACCAATATAAAAGCCTCGTTATATGCTTTAGCAACTTGAACTATCTTGGTTGGAAATAACATAGGTGATATCTTATTGTCTCGGAATATAGCCACCTGTCGATAAGGTATTTCCGTCACATCGATGATAGAGAAAGTTGAATAGTCTAGACCCTGACCTTCGGCCACATCCACCGTCATGCAATAAGTTCTGCCCGGTTCAGGTTTCTTATAGATTTTAAGATGACCTTCAGTTGCAATAGGATTATGCCAGACCAGAGAACGCAACTTGACTGGATGAATAAGTGTGTTTGTAGAACCGATAAACTCACACTCAAACTCTTGACGGAACTGATCAGCAGAAGTGTTACGAATTGTCTGTTCTTTCCACTCTTCGGTTCTACCTGGCACCATGCTCCAGTGGATTTCGATTGGTTTGTATTCGCTCTTGTGCTTGATAGCATCTTCCCACATACGATAGAACAGATTTAGACCGTTTGGTGTAGAAACGATAATAACCTTTGTTGTCTGACCAGAAGAAATAGTAGGATAGGTAGACATAAAGAACTGTTCGGCAATATTGTTTGGAACGAATGCGAACTCGTCAAGGAAGATTATGTTGAATGACCGACCACGAACAGATGAACCAGATGTGGAGTCAGCCACCGCTCTAGAACCGTTGGCTAGTTCAATTGAACCTTTGTTCCATTCTTTAACGCCTTGCTGGAGAAAGCGCGGTAAGTATTCAAAGGCTAACTGTAGACGACCCATAATTTCACGGGCTGTAGCAGATTTGTTGGCCAGAATTGCTATATTAACATTTTGATTGAATAGAATGTAGTGTAACAAATATGCAACAGATGTGGTAGTCTTACCTACCTGACGCGGCAACTTACAGATAGAGAATCGATTTTCATGGAAAGTCGTGAGCATTTCTTTTTGAAAGTCCCACATCTTAAAAGGCATTAGACCATGATCCACGTTGATGATACGCATATAAGTGCAGGCAAAATACACAGGATCAGCAGCACACTTTATGAACTCATCTATTTCATGCTGAGTGAAGGCGTGCTTGTAATCTTCTTTAGGTAAGTTTGGGTTATTATTATAACCTTTATTCAATCTTTTCTCCACCAATCATCTTCAAAGAACTATCAAGAGTGATAAGATTTTTTAAGTGTCCTGAACCAGCAAAATATACACCTTCCGTTCTGCTTAGAAGAAACTTGTCTCTCATATCGTTTGCTTTTTTCGCAAGTTTACCAGCATTGTTTGGATATTCTTCCCAATTCTTTGGCCACATTAGCTTATCACCTTTGTCGATAAAAGATGCTGCATTCTCTTTTGTTGCTGGTTGTCTGCTTAGTTCCATAAAGTTTGTGTCCGATTCACTTGCTTTGGTCAAAAACTCTTTTAACTGCGCTGAACTATACTCTCTGTCTTTGAAGAAAGAGAACTTCTTTTGATTCTTTAGAATGCTGTCAAAGATGGAAAGTTTTGGATCAACCAAATTTTCTTTTTGACCATTAACTTCTGGATTGGAAAATAATGTATAAATGAACTCTATAGGATAACCGTCAACGTCTTCTCTAAACTCATCGTCCCAAGATCCTTCATAGTTGCTTCTATCACCAAAAATTTTCTTGTTATTGTCTGCACCGCCGCCACTGCCTTCATACCAATAACCATATCTGTTACCGATATCTTGAACTCTTTGTAGAATATCAGGACTCAATTTTATTGGAGTGCCATGCTCTTCGCCGACAAAGGCAACTTTATTACCTTTGAAGATTACTCCTTGAGGTGCAGCACTTTCTTTTTGCTCTCTGATATATTGCTTGAATGTTTTCATTCTTTTATTCTATATCTTTTCATTTCGCGCCATGGAATATTTCTTGCTTGAATGGTTTCATGTCCTGCGTCTCTTGCTTTTTGTAGTCTATGAGTTCCATCTAAAACAACATGACCGTGAACAGGATGACGAGTTGTAATAATAGGATGTTCTAGACTGGCATTTTGAACTCTTTTTGTTTCACTTTCTTTTGATTCACCTTCACGATTTCCAAGAGTTCTTTTTGCTAG